GCGGCGCCAACAAATGTCGTGGCGACCTCTTCTTCGTCTACCTCTGCCACAGTAACGTTTTCGTCTGTAACAGGAGCATCTTCTTATACAGCTACGGCGACCTCAAGTGGTTCTTCTATCCTCGCCTATTCCAATGGAACATCTCCTTCAATCACATTTACCACCTTATCACCAGGAACCACTTACTCCATCACGGTCGTCGCAACCAATGGATCCGTTACTTCTTCTCCCTCGAGTCCAACTACGGTAACAACACTTCTGGCGGCGCCGACAAATGTCATGGCGACCTCTTCTTCTCCTACCTCTGCCACAGTAACATTTTCATCTGTCTCAGGAGCTACCTCCTATACAGCCACCGCGACCTCAGGTGGTTCTTCCATCCTCGCGTCTTCAAACACGACCACCATAACATTTACTACCTTATCACCAGGAACCACTTATACCATCACGGTCATCGCAACTAATGGATCCAATACCTCTCCTTCCTCGACTCCAATTACGGTAACCACTCTCCTGGCGGCGCCAACAAATGTCGTGGCGACCTCTTCTTCGTCTACCTCTGCCACAGTAACGTTTTCCTCTGTAACAGGAGCATCTTCTTATACAGCTACGGCGACCTCAAGTGGTTCTTCTATCCTCGCCTATTCCAATGGAACATCTCCTTCAATCACATTTACTACCTTGTCACCAGGAACCACTTATACCATTACGGTCGTCGCAACCAATGGATCCGTTACTTCTTCTCCCTCGAGTCCAATTACGGTAACAACACTTCTGGACGCGCCAACAAATGTCGTGGCGACCTCTTCGTCTCCTACCTCTGCCACAGTAACATTTTCCTCTGTCTCAGGAGCTACCTCCTATACAGCCACCGCGACGTCAGGTGGTTTTTCCATCCCCGCGTCTTCAAACACGACCACCATTACATTTACCACCTTATCACCAGGAACCACTTATACTATCACGGTTGTCGCAATCAATGGATCTAACACTTCTTCTCCCTCGAGTCCAACTACGGTAACCACTCTCCTGGCGGCGCCGACAAATGTCGTGGCGACCCCTTTGTCTCCTACATCTGCCACAGTAACGTTTTTCTCTGTCACAGGAGCATCTTCTTATACAGCTACGGCGACCTCAAGTGGTTCTTCCATCCTCGCGTCTTCAAACACGACCACCATAACATTTACTACCTTGTCACCAGGAACCACTTACTCCATTACGGTCGTCGCAATCAATGGAACCGTTACTTCTTCTCCCTCGACACCACCTGTTTCCGTTACAACAACAATCCCTACCACCATCACCTCCTCTTTCATTGTCAATGGGAATCAAATCTATCTTTCCGGCATTGCATATCCGACCCTTCTTTCTATCCTCTATTCGAGTGATAATACGGTCGTCGGGACCACCAACGTCAATACCGATGGCACCTGGTCTTTCCTGACCGATCGATTACCGAACGGGACCTATTCTTACAAGGCTCGCGAGACCCTCAATGGTATCGATTATACCTCGGATGCGTCTCCACCATTAACGATTCAGATAAATATGGATATATTCTCTAACAGCACACCCACACCAATACCAAGAAGCACTGTAAATAATCTTTCGATACAGTCCATCGCACCGGTTACTCAGAACGCCATCTCTCAGAAAAGAACGATTCACAGTGTCCAATACGACGGGACTATTCCTGGATTCGAGGACACGATCGGCACATGGACGACAGCCCAACGTCTATGGAACGAGATATTGGCATTCTCCACGAGCAAGATTGATGCCTACGGACACGCCTACACGACCGGCGATTCTACCGAAATAAAACAGTCCGCCAATAATCTAGTGGAGGATCTTGAGACAAGCGTAGATCAATTGGCGGTTCTGTATCCGGCGAATGCATTCCGTCTTTTCCTACAGGATAACGAATATGAATTTGTGACAGAGAATATAATAATAGGAGCAACATCCAATACAATCAATGCACCGCTTGGAATCTCCCCTCAGAAGATAGCCATCGTAATACAGGCACTGAAAACAATCAACAAGGACGGAGGAATCTACCTGGCAGAGTCCTATTCCCAAATAATTCAACCAGGCGGCATGACGATCGAGATAGCAGGAGGTGTGTATAACCTAAATTCCAACAACAACGACCCGATGTTCTGTCTACGCCTTTCTATATCCAAACTCTCGTAATATCATCTAAAGACATGGAAGTGTGCTGAAAAAAAAAGAGTGAATTAATTTATTTGGAAAACACAAACAATGACGGATTTTGGTCAACTTATACAGAACCTGAGGAATGATCTGCGATCGATCCCCTCCACGGGAGACTGTGCAGAATCGGTCGTGGTCAGTAGACCGATCGTGGCGAGCAGTCACGATCATAAGAAAGAGGATGCTGCATCGGTAGTAGCGGCGGTAGAAGAATCCAATAAAAAGGGAAAGACGTTCTGGTCGAATCGCTGGGTCAGAAAGTATGTCTTGTTATTTGTGCGTCACGGAATGCTGAGCACAGAGATTCTATTTTTTTTCCTGATCCTCCTTTCAGTGCTCAAGCCGTCTTTTCTTTACCGGCAGGTCAAGGTAAAGGAAGGGAATGAGATGGTGCGGACGCGGTTCAGCGTGATGCTCTTATTTGTGTATTCCATCTCGTTTACTGCGATGATTCATGTGATGATGTATATTCAGAAAAAAGTGCTCGTTCATCTAGTGGCAAATTATTAGGATCGTTGAGTGGCCTGGAGACCAGGAGGGGGTGGGTTCATGATTTCTTCTTCGGATTCTCGCTGCCTCTGGATCATCTGAGCGAGTTCCTTGATGCCGTCGTTCTTCTTGGTGATGACCTGATCGGACGCGCGGCGCATGCTCATCTCTTTGTCGATGAGTTCCTCGACAGTTTGTTGCTTAGGCTCGGAGATGATGGTGGAAATCATCTCGGTAGCCTGTTCGGGGGAAGGTGATGATGCGGGTGTAGAAGGCAGCGGTGCGGACGGAGGCGCTGGAGGCGCCGGAGGCTCTGCGGATTCCTTGAGCTTGCGCAGCCATACAAAGGCGTCGCTGCCTTCGTATTTTTCTAATCGTCCATTCGAATAGAGCAGAAAGATGCACGGCACCGTCCGCACATGGTATCCATTCGTATCCCTGGAGATCATGTCTCGCACATCCTTGTGATCGATGCACAACATCTGGATGCCCATGTCTTCCTCCACATCATCCAGGAATTCCTTGCACCGCTGCGAATATTTGCTGTATAAACACAATACAACCGACATTTTTTTTTTATTTAGTTTGGTTGTTGTTCATAAATGATTTTCAAAATTCTGGATGAATTTGAAAAAAAGAAAATGTATGTCTATGTCTATCTTGTGCTGATGGCGCTGATGACGAGAGCCTACCATATCCGCTTTACTCCAACGAGTCAGCAGGAGCTCCATCCCTCTTCGTTGCGCCTTTGTGCGAATTGCGACGAGGCCATTGTGCATCACAAGACGCTGACCTGTCGCCTGTTTGGCCGGACGGATCCGGTATGGGGGGTGGTTCATTACCAGAACTGCCATACCACCCGAAATAACACCGACGAGTGTGGACCGATGGGTCGATATTATTTGAGAACCCGAGACCTGTTTGAAAATTGATTCTTGTGTGTTTAGAATAGAATCATAAAAAATATACAATTCAGAAATAGAAATGAAAGAATGCGGTATATGCTATGAGGAAAAAGAGGCGCATGTTCAATGTCCCTCTTGTGAGAAGGAGGTCTGTGCGGATTGCTTCCAGAAAGAAATGCTGATGGAATATCGCGAGCCGCGGTGCATGATGTGCAAGAATATGTTTTCCATTGAATGGATCATTGAGAGCCAGCCGAAAGAATGGATTCAGAAAGAATTTTGGCCGTTCTGGGGTCGATGGAGAATGGAGCGTGAAATGCAATTGCTTCCGGAAGACGAGGAAGACGCGCGCAACCTTTTGCGGGTGCGTGCATTGAGAGAACGGATACGCGCATTGCCTCTGCTCAAGAGATTAAAGTCCAGAAAGCAGTCTGAAGAGGCTGTGAATGAGGTGCGCCGTGAGAAGCAAGAACTACAGGATCAGATTCGATGGTTGAGTCGTGGTAACGATGAGGATTATCAAGGTCAAAAGCGTGTGAAGAAGGCGGTCATTGGATTTTGCCCATGGGAAGGCTGCCACGGATTCCTGCGAGTGGGGAGTAATCAATGTGGATTGTGCCATAGACGATCGTGCAATGAATGTGGGATGATTGAGAAGGATGCGGAACGGCATGAATGTGATCCGGATCAAAGGGAGAGTTATCGCATGATCCGCAAAGAGACCAAGCCATGCCCCGGATGCTCGGCACCCATTTTTTTTATTGGAGGCTGCGACCAGATGTGGTGCACCGCCTGCCATACGCTCTTTAGCTGGCAGTCGGGGGAGGCAATCGAGGAGAGGATCCATAACCCGCATTATTATGAATGGGTGAGGCGCCAGCAGCAGCAACAAGAAGAGGATAATACTCCACCTCCCATCATGGAATTGGACGGCAACGACATCCCCTGCTTTTCCATGTATTCGGGCTTCCTGATCCGCCGAGAGCTGGATTATCAGCTCTTTTCTGATCTTCACATGACCATGACGCATCTGAGAGGCGCGGTGCTTCCCATGCTTCAGCCGCACATTCCTGATATACGCGATCTGAGGCTGCTCTACCTGATAGGTGACCTGACGAAGGAACAGTGGGCTCATAGGCTCGAGTATAGGGAAAAGAAACGATTGAAATGGACCTCCCTTCATAATCTAGCCGTGACGAATCTGGCGGTGATGAGGGACCTGATTCGATTGTCCATCATCCGTCCTGATGATCCGCCCACACGAGAGGATGTGGCCAAGATCAAGGATTTTGCACTGGATCGGATCGAAACTATCCTTCGATGCTACGGGGGAAGTCGCCATCATCCAGCACTGAAATGGGTGCAGCGGATCTAGCATCCGTAATCGACAACGATCTTTTCAATGTCGCTATAATTTGATCGTTGTTTTCCCACACGCCTCGTGAAGCAATACCAATTCGAGGAAGGTTGAAGACTCTTCCACGATATATCAAGGGCATAAATTGGGACATTCCATGTAGATTTCAATAGCGGTAGCGATGTTTCCCATACATCGATCAATCGATCATACATGGATTCCTGAATGATATAAGCGGATGTGGTCTGGACATCGATCGCCTTGGTCAGAAAATTATATTCCGAACAGGGCTCGCCATGAATGAGATTATATCCCAACATGCATATGTCAAATGGAATATTTGATAATCGATCCAGATCTTTTTCCCATTCTTCCTTGGAGATCACGAATGTGAAATCGTCTTCGACGACCATGACATTCGGTAATTTATCCCTTTTTGCCTTTTTTATCACCTCGAGATGGGATTCAGAGCATCCGATAATACCCTTTTCTGGAGTTGAAATTGCCGCAAAACGCTCCCTTTCGACTCCGGGCATCATTTTATTTAATTCTTCCTCAATCCATGCTCTCCGGTCCGTCCTTTGATCAAGATTGATATAAATGATCTTGGCGATTTTCATCTTTCTATTTTATCTAAATAAAATTTAATTAAATTTTATTACATCAACTCGTGATGGCCATATCTGCAATTGAATCAATCAAGATGATCACATATCCACTCTTTCCAGCCCTCTAGATTGAATCCTCAGAAAGTCAATATACATACTGTGAAAATGTTCAAAGGTGTATCAGAGGATCGCGGCATCAATGACTTTAGATCCATTTGGAAAAGAATTTAATCGCATGATATAATAAATCTAATATTAAAACATGGCTCTGCGGCGAATCAGTAAAGAATGCAGCGAAATTTCAACGGATCCGCCGCCGGGCTGCACGGCGGGCCCAATCAATGACGATTTATTTTCATGGAGGGCCACTTTGTGTCCCGAGCATCCTCCCTATGAAGGCGGCATCTTTCATCTCAGCATCCATTTCCCCTCGGATTATCCTTTCAAGCCTCCCAAGATCACCTTTCTAACCAAGATCTATCACTGCAATATCAATCAGAATGGTGGGATCTGTTTGGATATTTTAAAGGATGCGTGGAGCCCGGCCCTTACCATCGCCAAGGTCTTGCTCTCGATCATCTCGTTACTGATGGATCCGAACCCAGACGATCCTCTGGTCCCGGAGATTGCCAGGCTCTACCGCGAGGATCGAGTCAAGCATGATGAAGAAGCCAAGACATGGACACGGCGATATGCGATCTCTAGCTAGCCACCACGCTCTTGGTGCGGATCCACACGTTCGCGATCCGTTTCTCGCCGTTCAACACTTCTGTTCCCTGGTGGAAGGAAAGGGGATGGACACGGAGGTTGTCGGGAGTCAGAGAATGAAATAGCAGTGCATCGCCCTTGTTGCCCTTGTATTTGCGATCAAGATGAATAAACTTGGTCTCTCCTCCCTCGAATTCGTCGCACAAATACATGATCAGTGTCCATTTTCTAGGGCCGTAATGCTCTTTGATCTGATTGATGCAGTAGGGTGATTTTATATGGCACTGGTCGTAATGCCCTGTATAATGCCCCCCGGGTTGGTAGCGGACGATCTGGCACGGCTCCATGGAAAACGAATCCTCGTCGTCTTCTCTTAATTCGGGGAGTGTTAGCACTCGGTGATAGATCTTGCGAAGGATTTCACTATCCTTTGGATAGAGCCAGCATGTCTCGCTCTTGCGGATATGATTTCTTTCCTTCTGATCTTCGACGAGCGAATTATGAAAGCCCTTGGCATCACTCTCTCGCACCAACGCCTCTGTCTCTTCTTGCGAGAGGAAATTCCGGATCAGTCGCGGCTCTGGATTGTATTCGTTCGGGTCTCCCAATTTGTATTCAAAGACACGGGGAGGTTGAATCCAACGCTCCTTTTCTGGTCGTTTTGGATGTTGCAAGAGCAGTAGAAGGATGAGAACCGTCATAAAAAAAGGATAAACGATTGAAGACCATCCCCTCATTTTTTTATTCAGAATAAATAAAAAAATTAATTGACTCGTTGCACCAGACCAAGTCGGACATAGATTACATCCACGACGCTTTTTGTTTCAGAAAAGATTGTCTGATAGAAGGAAGTATAGTAACCTAATCCAATCCCAGATCTTGGGCTGCTCTGTCGCGCAGCATATCCATACCCGCTATTGGCATAATTTGTTTGTCGTGAAACACCTACCACCAATGTCGCAATAGAGAGAATCGATTCAGGGAAGGCCGTTTGGTTGAAAAGATAGGGAGAATTGATAATTTGGATGGCGGATGGATTCAAGTAGCTAAAAAGACAAGGCGCCTGGAAGATCCCATAAAGATCGGTAGTGGTCTGGCCGTAGGGATTAGTAAGAAGGGGGACCGTGGTGAGCGCGCCTCCCGTCACAATCAGTGTCGAGGGCGAACTTGATTCCCAGATGGTCGCACCCGATGCGTCATAGACCGATAGACGATACAGGTATCCCTCTGGTGGATTTGTGGGTAGGACCGTGTAGAGTGTCAGCGCGTAATTCTGAATGGATTCAAGAAAGGCGACTTGAGTTGCCGTAGTCGGAGTTTTTACATAGGCCGTGCCGGTCTGTTCGATGGTGATAAAGGCCTGTTGAACCGCCTCGACACGCAGCATGTCATCCAATGAATTTTTTAGGGAAAAAAAACTGAATGCACCTGTGCCGAGTGGTGTCGCAGTTTCTAAGGATGTTCCACATGCATTGTCGTGCGAGATATTAATGGATTGTTGAATAGTATAAGCACCTCCTTGAACAATGCTTGGGTTGATTCGAAACCTCATTTACCTTCCTATTCATTAGACGAGAATTTTTATATCAAAAAAAAAAATAATAGATATTCTCACACCTTATTTCCATAAATCAGGCCTACCATTTTCCCAAAAGGATTTGGGAATGTCAAGCGCTTCACTCATGTCCACACGACGTGTCTTCCAACCTGGAAAGATCTGCATCACCGCGTTTTCATCCCGCCAATCTCTTGGATACGTAGTGTAGTCTTCCAAGCCGATCACAATGATCTCATAAGGTGCCGTCGGGTAATAGATATTTTTCTGAGCCTCGAAACAATAGAGTCTCTCCAGACACTGGCTGCACAGTGACAGCATGTAACTAAAGGATCCTATCGACATGACCAAATGCCTGGCCGACAGGATGAATCGCACATCACTCGTCTCGTCTTCGCTCCGGACCGTGATGCGACCCGGGTAAAGCTCGATCAAACGAGCGATGACAGGATTCAATCGATCGGGTTGTGTCACAATCGTAATTTCCTCATAATCCCCCTCCTCGATAATATGAGTATAAAAAACAAGGGGTGGCTGCTGATACGCGGGATGATAATGGCGCGTATACAGATCTCCACTCCGCACATGGATCACGAGATGGCGATCAGAGAGGCATTCGGTCGGTCGGGGAAGATGGGTGATGACGTGTCGATGCAGCACATCCCTTCTCTCTTGTTCCGTGAGAAGAAGACGCGCATAGTAATAAATACCCTCCCCATGAAAGGTATCATGGATTATCGTCTTATCGACGTCCGGATGAAAAGGCACGATCGTGTCACAAAGACCCGGTAGAAGCGAATCTTTCGGAATATAAATGGTCGAGTCTGTCTTTTCCGCATAATGAATCGCATTCGTCAGGGCAATCAGATGATTTCCTAATTGGGTCTTGAAGGGCATGCAATAAATTTTCATTTATAGGATACATATGTTTTTCATTAAATATATTTTTTTACACATAAATAAAAAAGAATGACATCTACACTCTATCTGTATAATGAATTTCATAATGGAGATTGTATCTTTGTCTGTGTATATTTCTACAATATCAGGGAATATTTAAAACAACACGACATCCATATAGTCTTTTATATCAATTCTCAATACATTCCCCAAATCCTTGAATTTATACCCTCCTGTTCCAATATCCGTTTAGAATCTCTTGACAAGAAGAATCCTTCCAATAACAATATATGCACATGGATGGGGAATGAGAATTATGTAGTAAACTATTTTTCTTGGGAACGAAGAATCAACAAAATGGCCTTGGATGTTTTTTTGGCCGCGTTTTTTACCCAACTCTCTATAAAGTATTTCCACATTCCTTTTACCATGACGGAATTTATTTATGAAGATCCCGATTTACTTGATCGATATCATCATCTCGATAAAAAGTATCAAGCTCTTGATATTTTAATAATTAATTCAGATGCTCAATCAGGACAATATCATCACAATGATGAAACAGCATCCAATGAATATTTCAGAGAATTGCACTCGAGATACAAGATTGCGACGACCAAAAAAATCGAAGGTATCCCATGCACACTGGACGGTCAGCTCACCCTGAAATCCATCGCCGCTATTTCTACTCACACCAAGATCATTATGGCTATCAATACCGGTCCGATGGTTGGACTCTTTAATCGCTATACGTTAGATTATGTCCGACAATTTTATATCTTGGATCAAAATGTTTTTTATGACAGACCTAAATTCAGAGATATTTCTAAATTCAATGATGTAAGCCTTGAGGAAATCCAATCATTTCTGGTCTAAATAAGGACTTTGATTATGCTGAAGATGCTGATTTGAAATATAAAAATAAATATATATATATATATATAAAATAAAATATAGTATATGAATGCCAAGAAAATTTTTGGATGGGATGCATTGGCCAGAGTCCAATGTTTTAATCTAGAAGATGGTGATTTAATCTTTCACTCCATATTTCTCCATCATGGGCCATCGAAATCTGTGTTTAGGTATATAGAAAAGGATACGATTGTCCAACGAATTCCCACGGAAGACTTGGTCTTTTTGCAGTTCTTTCTAGAATCCCGTCTTGGATGGGATTTGTCTTCCACAGAAAATATAGTGGACGATCCCAGGCTGAATTTCGTGATTGAGAATGAGATTCATAATGAGACCGGTGAATTCTGCAGGGTGGGAGACAAGAACCTTACGCAATGTGATCTGCTGGTGCAACTTTCTATGATCACTCAGATGTCTTCGTGGGACCTTCCCATGGCACGATTGTGTGATCGTTATCGTCGTCCGATCGAGAAACGAGCCGTGGAAAGGATGCAAAAGGTATCTATTTTGACCAAACGTCCCCATTACTTTTTTCACAGAGTCGCGAATGTAAAGAGGCTACGAAAGATGGATCTCTTGCGTCTTTGCAAGGACGAGATCAATTGGAATTATCTCAAAAAGAAGCTCGACCTGCCGGACGTCCAAGTCCTGATGGCCAAGAGATCCATTTCCAAGCTGTCCGAGATCTGCAAGCCCCCCTATTGCATGGAGACTCGCAAGGGCCTCTGCAAAGCCCCAGACCCATGGTCGGTCTTCCGGGCCCTCTACAAGAATAAGAGCGATTACGAGACCTTCAAGACCGATCTCATGACCCGATTCCCCGATCCGGTGGAGCGCAATAATCATCTCTGTAGCCTGCCCCTGAAACCAGTGGGTTCTGTCCTCGGTGGTTTCTGCCTCTTTAGCGAATCGGAGACCCAGATCATTATCTGGATCCTGTGCTCGGATCGCGCTATGGGCAAGGCGCTACTCGAACGATTCAAATCGACCGGAAAATCCATCATCATCGATCATCCTCTCAGTAATGTCCTTGGATTTTACACCAAATGCGGGTTTACTTCCGTGGATCCATTGCATATGATTTACGAGCCTCCTCATCCACTTCCCGTCAAACAGCAATTACTCCAGGCACCACCAGCATCTCCACTCACCACCAAGAAACACATCAAAGATCAGCAATTACTACCACCTTCTGCACCTTCTCCTCGCACCATGAAATCCTTTCCACCTCTTCTTGCTGAATCACCTGATTATTGACACTCGGAATCTCCCCCCAAAATTTATCCCCGGTAATGCAGGCATTGAATGGAGGAATCTATTTGGCAGAAAATTATTCTTCAATCGAGATAGCCGGAGGAGTGTATAATCTGAATGCCAATAACGATTCGCCGATGTTCTGTTTACGTCTTTCCATATCAAAACTTTCTTAATTTCGCATGTCTTCCATAATACGATCCATCCGGATACGGAGGGTCGTCATCTCTCTTGTCATCAGCTCCATGCTCGTCCCAATCTCACTCAGATGCATCTGAAGATGTGCGTCGCGATCCTTGTATCTGGGATGCTGATAGCAATGCCGGCAAGGTATGAGACGATGGGTGCAAGAGGATTCTAAATGCTCCTGGTAGTTGGCCTCCTCCACCCAATCAAAGCATTGGGTGCACATCCTTTGTCGATGCACCTGGATGCGGTGCAATTGGACGGCCTGGATCCGGATACGATCGTTGCATCCCGGGACGCCACAATCGACCATCTCGGGACAAACAGCGATATGATCCGCTTCTTCCCGTCTCTGGAAATACTGGTGGCAGTGATCGCAGGACATCGTCCAAAAGGCACATGTCGTCGTATGTTGATGAAGCTCCATCTGGCTTCCTACAAAGTCGCAACCCGCCTCGCTATGAAAACACGGATAGGTGGCCGGATCGTCCGACATCATGCGATAATCCGGCTCATAGGCAATTTCAGCATGAAGCTTCCTTGGATCCGTCGTTGCCGGACAGAGTGGGCATTTCACCTTCTTGACTCTTTCCTGGTTCGGTATAGCAAATTGAAGATGACGCTGGATGCATAGCAGACAGTAGCGCTGGATGCTGTGACAAGAGGGCCTTCCCGACTCTTTTTTGCAGCCAAAACACGATTCCTTGTAAAAGCACGGGACACGGATCTGGTCCGAGAGGCAGATCATGCATGTTGATGTTGTCATCTGGATTAAAAAAAAATCAAAAAACAATTAGAAAAAATATGTCAATTATGTATGATTAATAATTAGATACAAATCATTTTTTTATACCCGTATGATGTAAAAAAATAACAATCGAGCGATTGTTTTTTTGTTGTTAAAGGAGGAAACATGCCTTCTTTTTTGTCATTGTGGAGGAGATCCAGTATCCCGACTTTTGAGGCAGTTTATGCACAATCCATGTATTTTCTGAATTTTGGTCTTGAATGCCAATCTCTGCAAGAAGCTGGAGTCGGTCAGTAGAGGACATTTGTTCGGCACCGAACGTCAGCACCATATTCCATTGTTTTTCTTCTGTATCGATCGGAATCCATTCCGCTTTTTGGATACGCCGATCCTTGATGATTGGATCCAATTTAATTTTATGCATTTTCTAATCTGCTAGTCACACTTGTTTAGATTAGAAAATAGGATCGAGGACGACGGTCGATGGATAATTCAGTTTGCGCTGCAAGAGGCGGCGGGCCACAAAGAAGCCGATCTCCAATGCCTGGGCGGCATTCAGGCGAGGATCGCACGTGGTGTCATAGCGCCTCTGGAGCTGGTCCTTGGATTCATGGCTTTTGGCATCCAGGCATTCGGTGACGTCGCCACTGGTCATTTCCAGGTGGATGCCACCAGGGAAGGTGCCCATTTCCTCGTGGATATCGAAAAATGTTTGGAGCTCGTGCATGACGTCCCGCATCGACCTCGTCTTGATGCCTTGTAATGTAAAGGTGTTGCCATGCATCGGGTCGCAGCACCACAGGACCTGTCGATTCCTTTCCTTGATGGCCTGGATGATGGGTGGCAGATGATCGCGTAGCTTCCTTCCCATCCTGGTGATGAGCGTGATGCGTCCCGGCTCATTGTCTGGATTCAACGCCTCTATGATCTCGAGGAGTTCATGGATGTCCGTATCCGCCGAGATCTTGATCCCGATCGGATTCGCCACTCCTCTAAGAAATTCCACCTGGGCCGCATCCGTCTTTCTAGTCCGCTCTCCCAACCAGAGGAAGTGCGCCGAGCAATCCATGTGGCGTCCGGTGATGGAATCGACGCGAGTCAGCGCCTCTTCATACGGCAGAAATAAACACTCGTGCCCCGTAAAGAATCGGTCGATCCGCGGCAGCTTGACACCGAGCGCCTGCATAAACAGGAGGGACCGGTCCACATGATCGATCGTATCGCGATACACGACCGATTGGGACGAGGTGAATAAGTCCCAATCCCTGAACCGATCGACTTCTGAAAGACCACCCTGGATAAAAGCCCGGACCAGGTTCAGCACCTGCACCGACTGGTGGTAAGCATTAAGCAATCGATCCGGATCGGGACGTCGGACTTCTCGATCAAAGGCTGCGCCATTAATCAGATCCCCGCGATAGACCGGGAGCGTCTCGCCGTCGATCGTTTCCATCTCGGCGCTCCTCGGCTTGCCGAACTGCCCCGCGATCCTCCCGATCTGTGTCACGGGAAGACCCGACCCATACATGAGCACAAGCGAGATCTGAAGGATCAGCCGGAAATCGTCACGGACCTTGGAAGGCGTAAAATCATCAAAGGTCTCGGCGCAGTCTCCCCCCATCAACACAAATCCACGTCGGTGCGAGGCCATCGCCAGCTGGTGCCGGAGACGATCGCACTCTCCCGCAAAAACAATCGGCGACTTTTTCTGAAGCTCCTTCTCCACTACACACAGCGCCTCTGGATCCGGGTAGCTAGGAATCTGATACGGCGTCTTTTCTCGCCATGAAGACACCGACCACGCCTCTACGCTCACCACCATGAACCAACCCAGGAATAAAAGAATCTTCATGCTATTTTTTTATTCTAGAATCATTGTCTCTTTATATATCTGCTCATGCTTGTTGTTGCTGTTGTTTCTTCTTTGCTTGTTGTTGTTGTCTCTTTGCTTTTGCAATTGCGTTTGCAATTGCGTTTGTCATGTCACGTATTTCTGGCAATAAAAATAGATCGGCAGCAATCGGGATTTCCAAGATACGTCTACGATAAGCCTCACCACGTTCTACCTCCGGAAGTTTCAGGAGTTGATCTGTTTTTTGCAAGACCCTAGTAAAATTCGGGATGGATCCGGATCCGGGTCTTTGTAAAGTTCCCCACAATATCTGCTGTCTAATATTCTTGCCACTATCTTTCATTGATGGGTCCATAAATCTTATTCCACGTTCATCCAATTGCTGTCGGTATGCCGTGTATTCAGGAGACCAGTGTTGTTTAGGTGTCTCCCGGGTTCTTGTGTTCCACAGAGGACGACCATCAAATTCAACGATATGAATTGTGTATCCATACATTGTTGCAAGAGCCATGGCAGGAACCAATTCCGAATCATTGGCAAATGTATTGTCGACAAATAATGGAGTAATACCCTCTTCCATTTTCTTCTTAAGGAGGTCCTGGATTATTTTGCGAGTCTCTGGATTCCATTTCATCATATATTTTTCTGGATATTTTGTTTGAAAATTTTGTTCTTGTAATTGCTGATCTGTAAATTCAGTATATTTTTTATCACCAAAATAAGTCGACAAATCATCATTCGAAACAATGTATTTACGACGATTGGCGATTGTATTGCGTATTCTATTCTTTTGGAATTCCTCCTTGATATAGTGAGATTTACCCATACCTTGAACTCCTCGAACGAATACTACGAGTTTAGAAGGATCGCCTTGGATCACAATCGTGCGTTTTTTGATCTCAGATAAAAATCCAGGCTTTTGTCGTTGAACCGCCATCGCCACACCACCACCACCACTGCTTTCGGATGTTTGCATCTTGTTTTTATTTATTTCTTGTATGAAAAAAAAAAAATAAAAATCGAACAAGAAATTGGAATGGAAGAGTTTCAATACAAGATCTCTCTAAACCATGAGGTGATGCGACCTCTCTTTTTACAGAAAAAATGGTTGGAGCGTTTCTTGGAAAGGACCAGGAATGATCCCATCGAAGCCTATGCTGCCTGGTTGCGTTGGGTGGAATGGTATGAATCGAGACGGCCCGATCGATTGTGCAGAAATGTGCTCGAGAGGACTGGGCGATTGATGGAATCCGTGGGAACGACCGAGAACAATCATTCTGTGATCCTTATACGCACCTGTCACTACTCTTCCAATATGCAACAAGACTGGATCGAGGACTCGATGCTCTATTGCTTCGAAGAGCACCTAAGGAGAGAAAACAATAAAGTCATCCTTGTCATAGACAATAAGAACCTCCATCTCGGAAACCTTCATTACAGCATCCCCCACCTCTTGCGGACCCTCCTGGATCTCATGATAAATAATTATCCCAGCATGCTGCACGCCATGTTCATCAATGACATGAACATACTCGCCCGCACCATCTGGATGGCCATCCGGGACTTTATTCCCGATCGGATACGACGCAAGATTCATCTCACCCAAGACGCAAAGGCCGAGATGCTGCCCTTCTTAGGTCAATCTATTACTGATTCCATTTTTTCGTAAATTAAGAATTACAAAGTTTAGAGACATTTGTAATTGTAATTGTAATTGACAAATACAAACTGATACATACGACACAATTGATGCATCTATAGAAAAAAATATTCAATTTTTTTTTTTACCATACATAAGAAGATATGCCTGAATTTCGCATCTTGCCTATGGTTCCATCCATTTCTTCTTGTGCCAAACCGGTATCTGTATTGTCTTTTTATTTCAATGTGCACGATCCCGAGTTTTCTTCCATCACCCAGGTGATCAGTTCCGATCCTGGGAAATATACCTCTCTCTCCTATGTGAAAGCCCCTCTTTATGATCAAGTGACCAATGCGTTGATCGGATACAAGACAACCACGGATACTCTACAACAAGTGGATACTAATTTATATGATATTACCAATTATTCCACCTATCAAATCCTCGGTCAGGGCACGATATCCTGGAACGGATTTTACGAAAATACCATTCCAAGCAATTTATACCCTCTTGGCACAATGTTGGAATCCAATATTGTATCGACATCGGGTGTATTCCTTGGTCGACAGGGCACTGTCCAACTCTCAGTGCTTCCATCGGGTCAGCGTCGTGTCACCATCAATTTTTAATTTTTTTTTCAAATGTCCCATTTAAAAATATAAATCTCTAAATATAAAAAAATGCCGGATCCTCGGTTGTCACGATTGGAGGATTATATGAACAATGATCAGAAAACGATTTGTGAATCGACGGAGCGGCACCTGCTCGTGGAGGGGGTGGCGGGAAGTCGCAAGACCGACACGCTCATCCGTCTTGGACTGAGGCGGCATATAAAGGAAAAAAAGAGCCTTTTGTTCCTGACGCAGGTGGGGTCGGTGACGGACGAGATCCGCGGGCGTATCGAGTCGTATCTGGGTGTGACAATCTATCGCCAGTCCGGCAGCAATCATTACCTTGTGGAGCGGGGAGGGATCACGATTGAGATTGCGAATTTTGATGCATGGGTGCACCGGCAGCTGGAGGACTGTGAATGGAAGCATCTTTTCCAGATGGGATCCTACCACTCTCACAAGATCGAGGCCCTTTTGGAATTTTGTGGCAAGGGGGAAATCAAGGGCTTTTGTATGAAGAACGGCGCGTATGCCGACGAGATTTACATCGATGAGATCCAGGATTTCGAGGTGAGTCGCGTCCGTCTGGTGCTGGCGATTCTCGCCCGATTCCCGGCGGTCCGCGCGGCGTTTGCGGGCGACTACATGCAGACCATCTTTGAGCGGTCGCTGGTGGACGACCTCCATCCCATGAGAGAATTCACAGGGATCAAGCGCTACCCCATGCAGAAATGCTACCGCTGCCCCGCCGCGCATCTCCATTTCTGCAACGCCATCATGGCCGAGGCACAGAACCAGCATGGCTGCCAGCCCCTCCTGGCCACGAATAACAATACCGTGGACAGACCCTTCCTCTTTGCACATGGCAGCGTCTCGAGGCAATACGATGTGCACCAGGTGGTGTTGCAGCTACTGGATATGTTGAGGATTTTGTTGGAGCACGACGACACTCTCACACCTTCGGATATCTGCTTCCTCATGCGCAAGTCCAACGATCAGTCGGTGTTCGAGATCCTTCGGACGCGCCTTGATGCCTTTTGGGCGGCAAGAGGGCATCGCAACGCCGTCATCCATTTTGCCACACAATTCGATGGCTACCGCAATTCCATCCAATGGAATTATGCCGAGGGCAAGTCGTGCCTCCTCAGCATTCACGGCGACAAGGGGAAAGGACACAAGGCCGTCTTTTTCCTTGGACTGACACAGAAGAGCATCCCCGACGAGTGCTGCATGTTCAAGAATACCGAGCTCCTCTATCAATCGCTGCTCAATGTCGCGCTCACGCGGTCCACCCAATATCTGTTTGTCGGCTTCCACCATGCCCAGCCTTCTGTCTATCTATCCAAGATTGCCGACCATCTTCCCTCGCTTGTTTATGCCGGGTGGTCCAATCCCTCGGATAAGATCCCCACTGTCTATCGCAAGATGCTCGAGGTGATGCGATTCCCGGCTCCCGTGTTTACCAATCGCTACCGTGAGACGCCGCTCCGCATCCCACGCCTGAACCTGATGACGGTGACGGAGATGTCGAGGCGCTTCGAGAGGTCCGAGGACATCCTGGGCTACCGTCCGAAGCTGGAGACGGTGGTCTTTGGCAAGAAGACTACGCTGCATCTACCACACGATCTCTACCCGATCCTTGGACACATGGCGGAATTGATGCTTCTCCGCATCCTCTCCCCGGAGACCTTTGTCCAGGATCTCGAGCACTGGTCCGATCCGTCGGCCGTCGTCTTTACGGACGATGAGAGGATGCTGTGCTGGGTGCACGATTTCCATCTGCACCGCCTCATGGGCACCGACATGTATGCCACTCAGCTCCAGCTCATGGAAGAGACGCACCGCTCGCTCTTTCAACAGGACCGGCCACTCGCGGATCTCCTCCAGAAATTGCACGACCGTCCTTCCTACATCCTACCCAAATGCTTTCTGACACCCCGTTTCCGCCAGGAGATGCGATTATTTACGGATCGCGCCACCCGCAACGAGAGCATCGCATTTACCTCCTGGTGGAATCTGGCGCTGCTCTTTCATGAGATCAAGAGCGCCCATCGCAAGCCCTTCCTCTACCGTTTCCTCAGCATGGAGATGACCCCTAAGCAGCAATCCGCCTTTCGCCAATTCATGTCCAACATCCGTAGCCTCTCATCTTTTTTCTCACAAGAGATTGTCTTTCATCCTTCACACGATGTTCTCGCTCAGGTCACCGATCCTGCTACACTGACCGATCTGGGATTCATCAACGAGCCGTGCCTTGATGAAAAGATCTTTGCCACGGGCTATCATTATGGCATCCTGGGACAGTCGGACGTCCTGGACCGCGGGCGCGATACGCTCTACGAGATCAAGGCCAGCCACGTGGACTTTTCCATGGAATGGCTCCTCCAGAACTCTCTCTATGCCTGCCTTCCCTTTCGTCTCCGACCGTCCGCTCCCGGCAATCTAGCGCTTGCCAATGTCATTACGGGCAAGATGTATCGCTGGAAGAGCCCACAGTGCCACCCAAAAACCCTCGTCCACCGCCTCTTTGATTCCATACCCACCTTTCCTACCGAACTGATCGACAACCTCTGCCGCATGAATCACAAACGCTTCAAGAAACACGACCTCAAAAATAAAACCACCACAGAATAATGATACATTATATTTTCAATAATCCAATTTTTTTATTGAAATATTATTTATTTATTTCGTGGAGTGATCTATGTGTTGTATATATTTCTTAATCTCACAGCTTCCGATCGAAAGACAGTGACAGATTCCAAAAATGTGGTAGAGAGAGATCTCATTGCGGATCAGCATGTGGATTTATATAGAAGAAAAGATCTTTGCTACGGGCTACCATTACGGATACCACCGCTCATGGTTGGAATAAACGTCTGGGATGTATTATCGAATTCAAATGATTGGATGGTCATGGGTTGAATTGTATATTTGGAATAAGATGGTGGAGACGTAGATGATGGAGACGTAGTGACAAAGGCATAATTATAATAGATAAGTAAATCCTTGGAATTACTATCCTCATTCGCGACAGAAAACACCAAGTTACAAGTCGGTTGTGTTGTATCCATAAACATAATTATCATCTCCGTAGTGGCCCGATCCAAAGTGATCGTATTTAACTCCGTATAACCTCCACTCGAACAGGGAAAAATTCCTGTCGTAAAGGAACCATTCTTGATTGTATATTCAAGAAGAGGGGATGAGGTCGTCATAAAAGATTCTTTTACGAATGGATAGGACTGGTAACTATGGTCCAGTGTTTGGTAAATACCTCTCCTTTTTTTTTATTTTTCAAAATAAAAAAAAATTAAACTATGGTATCGTTTGGTGTGCATTCTAATGTTTTGATTCGTATTCTACTAATCGGCCTGGAGAGGATGGTGATGATTTGACCTATGAATACACAAGAGAGGCCCATCGAAGAGTTGTAATGATTGGCCACAATCGCCATGCCCGTGAGAACATGCCCCGTATACCACAGACAATCCGCCACAAGAAGGTAATTCATTTATGATTTATTCTTTAGAATAAAAAATCAAGACGTAAGCACATAGCCCTTCACTTTTTCTTTGGGAGACGGGATCGAAAAGATCTTTTCGATGCTGCTAAAGATGTGCTTCTTTTTCAGAAACGCATAGACATATCTCTGGATGTAGCGATTGAGCTTCTTATCAAGAAAACGGAGTGTGCCGATAATCTCTTCGGTGGGATAGGACTTCTTGGTGTCGTAGAAGTGATGGATGCGGTGAAAGATGGCTTTTTTCTCTTGGATGGGGAGGATATTCTGGGTAATGATGGCGATCGTCTCATTAAACTGGACAATCTGGGCCAGAATGTGCTTGAGAGGAGGCTTCTTCTGTGTTTCCAACATGTGCAACAGGACCTCGATCTCACCACGAAGCTGTCCGAGTTTAGAGGCCTGGGAATGGAAGAGAGGATAGAGGTCCTTCATCATCTTGATGTCGTTCTTGTAGACCGCATAGAGCCAGATGCGTTTCGCCATCTTGATGTTCTTTTCAAGGGAGGGATCGAAAAAGTCGCGCACCCCCTGTCGGATGCTCTCTTCATAGATGGGCAAAGGCTGTGTCCAATCCACCCACCGCTTACGATTCGTCTCGCGGTAACGGATACGAAACCAATTGGTCATCTCGATAAAGCGTTGGTCGATCTGAGTGATGATGTCGATCTTGACCACACTCTGACTTCGGATCGCTTCGGCCAGCGTGTAGCGCACACCCCCCACCAGCTTCTTCCACCCCTTTTTCATCTCGGCGAGTGTCCATCGGATCGTCCGTTTGTGCTTGATCAGCTCCGCCAGACGAGTATATTGGAAATAAGTCGGACGCTCTTTGACCGTGTCCAGCATCGCCTTTTTCTCCTCGGGTGTGATCAGTCCCGAGACATCATGGATCCAGGCTCGGATCCCCCTCGCATCGTATCCCTGCGCCTCCTTCTTCAGGACGTCGTAGCTACCCAGAAATGGACACACAAAACGCAGATCCTCACCCGCCTTGAAATCCGACAGATACGTCAGCTTCGCCTTGCGGATGCGACACGCCATGTCACCAAAGGACGAGACCATTCGATTCATGATTGGCACCGGCGAGGCCCCCACATAATCACAATTCTCAAAAAGATCAATATCCACTGGATACTCGTGGATGATATACTTGTAACTCCCCACCACCACAGCCGGTTGCTCCGGATCCAATGTGATCATCTTCATCGCCGCAATCACCGAAGGCGGCATCGACTTCTCCGCCCGCTTCTCCAAGAGGATCTTGCCCACGTTGTTCATGTTTCTTTATTTCTAATCAATCTAAAAAGATAAATTTGGAAAAGCAATTTTCTTTTTGAGGTGTGGAATTACAGCATGCCGGTGGCGCATAGGGTATTGTGCAAGTCTTTATGGTGGGCGAGCGCCGCGAGGACCTCTTCTTTAGAGAGCGTAGCAGAGGTGGATGTGGAGGTGGACAGAAAGATTTCACGGATCAGGTGCTCCAGCACCGCGGCAAGGGCGACGGGAGTGAGCGGGCGAAGACGGATGCCTTTCTTGTAGGTATCGAGATTCGTCGACAGCATGGAGCGAATACTCGATGGTGGGAGGAAGAGCTTTTCCGTCTTCTTCTTCTCCGATGCATATGTTGCACACACCTTGTCCACAAATCCCACCGTCTCTATGGCCAGATCGCCAATCAGGATCATCGAGGCCACGGCACGGATATCATCGTCGTCCAGCGTCTTTTGCTGCCTGCATTCTAGCATGGTCACTCCACCGTGCACAAATCGATAAAAGACAGAGAGGATCATCTCATGGATCCATGCCTTGACCTCCCCGGACAATTTCTGCTTCTTGTCCTTCTTCTGGACGCTCACAAATATCTTCTGAATGTTTCGTTCCATTTCTTTATTTACAATGAGAAATTTATTTCCAAAAAATGATCTAAAGGAAAACATATGATTTAAAAATGCAAATTATTGGTTATATCCATGTTTGTCAAAAGGGACAATGGCAGCGAAGTTTTAGGTTGTTAATGGATTCGATAAGGTCATCGGGATTATACGAGGCGACGACATGCATTCGTATCGGAGTGCTCAATGATACATGTTCTCTTCTTCCGGATACTCTATTGGAGGATCCAAAATTCAAGATTATCCATGTTGGAAAGTCCGATGAATACGAAAGACCCACCTTGCGGCATATGAGAACGGCGGCAGAGTTTGATCCCGTAGAAACGAGGTATTATTATTTACATACAAAAGGATTACAGCATTTTGATACACCTCTGGAATACAATGTTCTGGATTGGATCCATTTGATGCTCTATTGGAACATTGAAAAATGGACCCTTGCTGTCAAAGCGTTAGAGACGTATGATACCTATGGATGTGAAAATGTGGAAAATCATTACAGTGGTAATTTTTGGTGGGCCACACGGAATCATATTATGACTCTTCCCACGTATATTGGCGAACGATACACCGATCCAGAGCTTTGGATACAGACGGTGCGAAATAAAATCTATTCTGTCTATAATAGTGGATATCCAGGAGGTGGATTATACAGTGTGCGTTTTCCAAGATATATCTATGAAAATCATACAGTTACATTACACCCTTGAACCTATGCTAATTTTGTTTTGAAAAAACAAAATGAAAAGACATAGTGATTGGAATCCATAAGATAATTGGTAATGGAGAAACAACAACTTATGATTTTTAGATAGTATGTTGATAGGTTACAATATCACTCACAATAATAATGGGTTTACCTGTGAGTTCCTTCTTAATCTCGACAATCGTCATCAAAAAACGTTTATTGGAATCATCATACATGATATATGATGATCTTAACATTGAAGTTTGGTGTCCTCTCATGTCTTTTTCAATGCCTCGTCGTGGTCCGCAAGTGATCCATATTTATAGAATCGGATCACCTTGGTATAATGAGGATACGAAATACCAGCACGGTAATCATTTGATTTGTTAGATTAGATTAAGTAGACAAAAGGATACCACCGTGATAGCCCGGTTGTGTTTTGTAGTCAAGGAGATGAACGGTCCATGTTTCGAGACCATTGATGCAGAGGAGGAAGGGTTGAGTCAGGTCCATAGCTTCGCCGTGATAAGACCATCCATTCTCATCGACGAGATCGATGTTATATTCGGGGAGATGGATAGAAGAGACAGGAAAGCGGGGATAGAGGGACCAGTAGTAGGGGCTGCTCTCCTGGATAACTTGTGTCACGGAACGTTCGTCCGAGGCCTCGGCATTGCAGGCCGCCGATAAACACAAGAGGAGTGTTCTGTCGGGCGGACCGGGGCATGGCACAAAATTCCATGTGGCCGGACCGGGATTGCCACGGGTGACGGGAGGCTCGGGCAGGTAGACATCAAAGTCCAGGAAACCAGAAGTGCAGATAGGATCGGTGCACTGATCCATCACCATGACCAGGAAGGGTGGACGAGTGACCGCATGCTCCGTGTCCACGAGAGAATCCAATTCAAAGGACATGGGTGCAAGGTTGTCAATGGCAGAGATATTGAGACAGCGACCGCAGCTGGTGATACTACCCTGAAACTCCACATTACTCAATCCCACCCCCATCACCACCCGACCGTCCAATAATAGAGTGGAACCTCCGCTGGTAGAGCGCGAAACAGTATCAAATCCCTGCAGCTTGCAGAAACCCATCTGTTGCCGGAAGGAATTGTAGGTCGATGCATACACACTAGTCATGGAGAATAGAAAACAAAAAAGACGCATCTGGATTTTTTTTTATTATTTATTTGATGTTAAAAAAAAATTAATCCTCGTCTTCTTGGCAAAAATACCTATCTTGTTGTTGCTTTTGCTGTTGTTGCTGTTGTTGTTGTTGCTGTTGCTGTTGTTGCTGTTGTTGTTGTTGCTGTTGCTGTTGTTGTTGTTGCTTTTGTAGAGATGGATTTTCTGGAGGTTGTAATAATAATCTCAATAGATCTTCAAACATATCTGGACGTTGAACATCGTCCGTATATTGTGATTGTGTAACAGCCTATATTTTTATACATTGACCAATAGCATACTATACAAGACGAAGACCAATCGAGGGATCAATCGGATTCTTCAATGGATGAACAGGTTTAACAAATTAAAAATTTGCCACCATCTATTTTTCAGGACACAGTTATGGGAAATAACAATACCTCCCACAGTCCCAAAAGTTACAAATATTTTTTTATAAAATAATAAAATAATAAAATAATAAATATGAAACTTCAGCACACCGTCGCAACACATGAATATGAAAAGTGCGTAGAAACTATTCAACAAATACTTTCTCCTTATTTTACAGAGTACGGTACAATATTTTTTAAAATTTACCCAGAAACACTCGATATAATATTGTTTCCAGGACACGTCGAGATGGAAACTGCAACTAGAGTTCCTATATTTATGAAACCAATCTTAAAATATTTAACTGTGAATACTTATATTCAATTTTATTCATCAGGAAGAAGACCAACTCGTCCTGGTGAAACAATAACATGCTTGAATGTTGAAAATATACCAAAAAATTTTGTGGAAACACTTGAGACGGTTATACCCTGTATATTAGGTAATCAACAAAAGAAAAAACAACAATTACAAAAGAAAAAACAACAATTACAAAAAATGATAACTTTATCCTCACAAATTATTACATTACTGGCAAAAAAGATAGGGATTACTGGAACCATGGATCCAGTAAATCCAATCATCCGTGTGGGCCCTATTGATTCAATGCATAAGTTTACAGAATTTTTAAATAAAGAACAAATTACTTATCAAACCAATCATAATAGATTAAATATTACAAATCATCAAAATCTACAAAAGCTACGTCAATCATTACAAAAACTGAGTGATATTCAACCAACATCTTTATAAGACTTTTAAAAGTGGCAATTAAAATCGTGTCACCAAATCTTATGTCGATTGCTCGGCAATGAAAAATGGAGTCGCTCCAATCCTCGATCCAATTCGGATAAAAATGATTTATAGATTTCATTGCATCGCAATGAAATAATCAAATCATCATGGATGAATGGGAGATACCTTATCACGAGATGATTCTAGGTAAAGAAATGGCGCGCGGCGCATTTGCGGTGGTCCATCGTGGGACGTGGCGTGGAATCGAGGTGGCCATCAAGAGACTGGAGAATCTATCGGCGATTGCGGTGGAGGACCAGAAGAATGAGCTTCGGATTCTGAAATTGGTTCATCACTAACTCCCTCTACGATTCCTACTACGAACAGATATGTAACCTTAAAACTTGTTGGTGTAACTGTATCACAACTTTTCATTGTGAGTGGACCAAATAATTATTCAATAATCTTTCCTTATCCTCAAATAGTCTATATTTCGACACTTTATAGTGGCAGCAATGCTCCTTCTACAAACTTGCCCGCCGTATCATTCAGCACTTCTACCTATTCATCCGTCCAAGTCATTGTTACTTGTTCTGCCTTCCACGAGTATGTCGCCCAATTTGAGGATGTAATCATTGCAGATACATGGACTGTAGGTATTTCATGACATGGGTCAATTGTTGCTTGAATTCTCCATCGATCGATGTCGAATCCCCCTCATACTGCTGGAGCAGAGGATGGCTCAGTCGTCCCCTATAAAACATTAGATAAAAATGACGCATGGCGATGGCCATTGTGTGGTATCGAGACGAAGTCTGGACGTGGCTGGTAAATTCCATGATGGTGCCACCGGGCTTCATATGCATCTGATATTCGAGACCTTTACCACTTCCAAGGATGCAATCAGCATCGGCCATGGTCCCTTGGATGTCCACTTTGGGGGACTGGTGGACGCGGATCCATGAAAAATTAGAAAGAACAGACAACACATCCGATTGACGTTCGCCGCAATCCAGGACCACGACATTCAGGGTTTTTTGTCGAAAACGCAGCGTGCTGGAGAAGGAGAGGGACGACCATTCCTCGACCGGAAAGGACAGCGCGTGATGGACCGCGTCCGAGGGATTAATCCGGATGCGCCTATGTTCTGGATTCTTCCGTGGATTGTGTTGTAGACGAAAAGCACGGCAATGGGGAAAGATGCGGAGCAAGAGAATCCTGGTTTCCTCATCGGGGAGGACATCCGAGCGGATTTCTTCGACCTCCGTGCGGGCATACCCCTTTTGTCGCAGAAGAGTCAGAGAGACAATAACGATCTCATAAATGCATGTGGATGTGGGTGTCGATGAAATCATCAGCATCACGCCCTTCTTCTTCTTCGGAACCATCCAGAGAAGGAGCAGGAACATGGCAATCACAAGGACAAGGATGTGAACTGCTACCAGAAACCCATATCTCATTTCTTTTATTCCAGTAGAAAAGAAATTTATTCGATTGTCGTTGTAACAGATGGTGGAGTAAATACGTGCCGGCACGATGGACAGGTTACTTGAGAGGATTCGGTGTCGGTCGCCTCTTGTTCATTAAAATAGAACCATTCCAATAGACATTTTTTGTGAAAGAGCGTCGAACACTGACAGGTGGGAGAGACCACACCCGGCACATTGGCATAGACATGAGTCATGTCGTGCAGACAGATCAGACATTTTTCTTCTTTTTGCTGCGTGGTGATTGGCACGACCGTTCGTGCACAGAATCCCCAGTCCAATTCGATCTTGAGAAGTTTATCAAGTGTGGGTGGATTTCTTGGCCTTGTGGTTTCGGTCTGATGCATCGACTCATTCATCACCGCCTCGATGATTTCTTCCTCGCTCGTGTATTCAAAAGAAAACAGCGGCAATAGCAGCATGGACTGAAGGAGGGAATTTTCCTCGACCACATCCAGAGAAGATCGCGTCACGACAAAGAGACAGATCTTCATGCACATCGACAAGAGGAAGAAAAAAATCATCATGATCCAGAAATTCAGGAGCAGCACACAAAAGACCCAGAAATATGTCCTGAATTCCGTGCCATTGGATCGGACAATGTTCAGGATGGAAACACCCACCATGATACCCTCGATCATGATAAATGTCTTGAATACACTATAAAATACCATTGAAATCTTGCGCACCATGGGCGTCGCCGCCATGTCCTCTTGTGTCATTTATTATCCCTTTCGGTTCCATTTGTTTAAACCGATTTTTTTATTGGCGAAGTGGTAACACGGCGAAAGTAGGTGGGTTTTATGACATAGGCACGTTTCCGGATGGCGGCGGGGATGGTATTGATCACATAGCGAATGATGATAAAGAGACAGAGCAGGCATCCTAGGAAGCGCATCGACATCCATCGGAGGTCGTCGACATTCTGGTTCATGGCCTGACTGGTCAATTTAAAGGCGGTGTAGCCGATCACAAACCCCAAAAATAAACCAATAATCACATCCGTAAAATAATTATAGCCATCGATGATCCTTTCCATGGAGGTGATGATAAGCAATGTGATCAACACCCCAATTACCATCTGTGTTACCCATTTTTTATAAAAGGGGATCTTTAGAAACACCTTGTTTACATCGGAAATCGTGGTATCTTGCAGATACATAATGATCGAGGTTGCCACCGCGGCAAACATGAGCGTCTGACGACAGGGCATGCTATTAAAAGCCTTGAATCCCTCGCACGAGCTGGGATCGAGTGTATTAGAAAATTTGCGATAACGACATCCGGGTCGTATGCGATGTATGCTCACCTCCAGATAGCCCATGATGGCCGAGGCAAAGCACATGGGAAAGATGATGAGACGGAGCGAATTGGTCGAGCCAAGGAGCAGCGTGTAAAATAGGGCAAAGAGTGTCCCAAAATACACAATCAGCTTGTAGGGAATTACCCCCATCACATAAAAGGTCTGATTAAGAATCTTATTAGAGGTAAAGATGGTGTGCATATATTTGGTAACAAAGACATCCATCTTGATCTTTATCTTTACTTGAATTGATTATTTTTTTTTTTTATGCGACTGAAATATAATACCATGATTTTCATAAATCCATAATGTATATCCGAATTTGCTATCAAATCTACAATTGTGTATATCATATAATTTGGTAGCCTCTCGTAAATTATGTCTAGTATTACTCCCAATCACTCTTATACCTTTCACAACAACCTTTTTTGAAATAAAATAGATCCTTTT